CGTCCCCTACGAGCCGGCCCTCGCGGTCGACACGTTCTGGGATCTGGGCGTCAACGACACGACGTCCATCTGGTTTGCCCAGCGCTTGGGGCGGGAATGGCGCCTGATCGATTACCTGGAGGGCTCGGGCGAGGGCCTCCTGCACTACATTCGCAAGCTCAAGGAGCGCGATTATCTCTACGGACGGCACGTTCTCCCGCACGATGCAAACGCGCGGGAGATGGGGACAGGGAAGTCCCGCTTTGAAACGTTCCAGGGCCTACAGAGGACTGGAGGTCTGCACGGCCGAGTCGAAGTGCAAGAACGCCAGGACATCCAAGACGGCATTCACGCCGCCCGGATGATCCTGCCTCGCTGCTACTTCGATGCCGAGAAAACCGCGCGCGGGATCAAGTGCCTGCAAAACTACCGCCGCAAATGGGACCCGAAGAATCAGGTCTTCCTGAATTCGCCGCTGCACGACCAGTACAGCAACGGCGCCGATGCTTTTCGTTACTTCGCCCTGGGGTCGAAAGAGAGCGATCCCTTGAGCGAAAGAAGCCTGCCTCGGCAGGCAAGCGTGGACTGGGATGTCTACGCGTCCAACTAAGGAGGGATAGAGTATGAGCAAGACGATTTCCGCGCCATTCAAGCTCGCTGGCCTCGCCGGAGCGACCCTTGATGGGGTCCAGGCCATCTCCGCTAGCCAAGCCGCCAAGCGCCGCCAGGACGAAGAAGAAGTCGCCGCCCGCAAGCGCCGCGAGGAGCAGATCAACAACGCTACGCGGGCACCGGGCCGCAGCGCCACGATCCTCGCCGGCGGGCAACAGACGAACAATACGCTGCTCGGGGGCTAAATGTACCCCGAACAATTGATTTCGAAGTACGACGCCCTCAAGGCGAGTCGTAAGGTATGGGAGTCCCATTGGCAGGAAGTGGCCGACTACATCCTGCCCAGGAAGAACGACATCACTCGTTCGGCCACCGCAGGCGAGAAGAAGGGCTTCACCCTTTTTGACTCGACCGGACCCCACTCGAACGAGCTGCTCGCGAGCTCTCTTCAGGGAATTCTCACGAACCCGGCGACCATCTGGTTCGAGCTGATCACGGGCGACCCCGCTATCGACGATCTCGACGATGTCCGCCGCTGGCTCCAGAAGCAGACCCGGTCGATGCACCGGATTCTGAACAACTCCAACTTCCAGACGGAGATCCACGAGGTCTACCTTGACCTGGGCGCGTTCGGCACCGGGGTTCTCTCGATCGAGGAGGACGACGACAAGGTCGTCAGGTTCGCGGCCCGCCCCTTGGGCGAGGTCTGCGTCGATGAGAACAACAAAGGCGTGATCGACTGCGTGTACCGCTGCTTCAAGTGGAACGCGAAACAGATCGTCGCCGAATTCGGTCTTGAGAACGTGGGCCGGGCTGTCAAGCAGGCCTACGAGAAGTCCAGTAACGATCTCTTCGAGATCATTCACGCCGTGTATCCACGGTCAGACGAGGAGAAAGCCAAAGGCCGAAAGGCTTCGGCTGAAACCTTTCCCTTCGCTTCGGTCTACGTTCTCAAGCAGGACAAGCATACTCTCAAAACTTCGGGCTTTAGGGAATTCCCGTATGCGATTCCCCGCTGGACGAAAGTCTCCGGCGAAATCTACGGCCGATCCGCCGGCATGACCGCTCTCCCCGACATCAAGCTCGTCAACGAGATGATGAAGACGATCTTGAAGGGCGCTCAAAAGACGGTCGATCCGCCGCTCATGATGCCGGACGACGGAGTGATTCTCCCGCTCAAGACCCAGCCGGGCGGGCTGAACTACTACCGCGCGGGCCTGCAAGACCCGATCAAGGCCTTCGGCGCCGACTGCCGGATCGACTTCGGCTATCAGGTCATGGAAGACGTCCGGAAACGAATCCGCGACGCCTTCTACATCGACCAGCTCCAGATGGCCCAAGGCCCGCAGATGACGGCGACCGAGGTGCTCCAGCGGACGGAAGAGAAGTCGAGGCTGCTGGGACCCGTGCTCGGGCGCCAACACTCCGAGCTCCTCAGGCCGCTGATCGACCGCGTGTTCGGAATCATGCTCCGGCGCGGGCTCATCAATCCCCAGGAGATCCCGCAGGTGCTCCGCGGTCGAGAGCTGGACGTCGAGTACAGCTCGCTCATCGCCAAGAGCCAGCGCGTGACCGAGGGCCAGGCCATCATGCGGACGCTCGAAGCATCAAAGTTCTTCGTAAACGCCGATCCCAAGACGCTCGACAACTTCGATGGCGACTCCGCCGTGAAGCACATCGCCCGCATCTTCGGGGCTCCCCAGGAAATGCTCCGCGATGGTGTCGACGTCCAGAAGCTCAGAAAAGGCAGAGACGAAGCCAATGAGGCGTCAATCGCACAGCAGCAGGCTGCCGCGACGGCGGACGCCATGGGCAAGGTGATGCCAGCGATGGCGAAGGCCAAAGAAGCCGGAATGGTTTGAACGGAAAGTAGAGGACGATCATGGAAGAGACCAAGGGCGCGGCCAAGCGCATGCGCTCGCGCGCCATCGACTACCAGATGACCTTCAGCACGCCCCACGGAAAGCGCGTGCTGCACGATCTGATGAAGTGGGGACACGTGCTGCACCCCACGTTCAAGAAAGACCCCCATGAAACCGCGTTTCAAGAAGGGGAGCGGCACATGGTTCTGCGGCTTCTGACCGTTCTGAAGACGAACGTCGAAGCCCTGAACGAGCACATCGATCAAATCGAAGAGGAGAGGACCGAATGAGCGAAAACAATGCGAACGTGAAAATGTACCCCGTCGACGGCGCTGAGCGGGAGCGAATCGAGAAAGTGTTCACCTACCACGCTCCGAAAGCAGACCAGCCCGCCCGCTACGTCCACCTGCGGGAGAAGGCGAAGTCAATGGCGGTCGACATCCTCCAGATCTGCCCCCCGTCGCGGGAGCGGTCGCTGGCGCTGACGAAACTGGAAGAGGCGATCATGCACGCCAACGCGTCGATCGCCCGCAACGAGTAACGGAGACGATATGAGCGAAGGAACGCAAACCCCGAACACGACCAGTACCCTGGGCGGCGACCCCACCCCACCCCCCGGAGCCCCCCCGGCCGCTCCCCCAGCCGCAGGAGCCGGCCAGACCCCACCCCCCGCCAGTTCCGGCACGGGCTCCTGGCTGGATGCCCTGCCCGACGAACTGAAGAACGAGCCCTCGATCAAGCTGTTCAAGGACCCGGGGGCTCTCGCCAAGAGTTACCTGAGCGCCCAGAAGATGATCGGCGGCCCGAAGATCCCGGTCCCGGACCCCAAGACCGCGACCGAGGACGAGTGGAAGGCGGTCTACTCGAAGCTGGGCCTGCCCGAGTCTCCGGACAAGTACGAGGTGAAGCTGCCCGAGGGCGTCCAGGCGGACGAGAACTTCATGAAGGGGTTCAAGGAACTGGCCCACAAATCGGGCATTCTTCCCCGCCAAGCCCAGCCCCTGGTCGAGTGGTTCACCCAGGAGGCGAGTAGGGTCATGGCGGCCGAGGCCCAGGCCAAAGCCGCACAAGCCAAGCAGGGCATCGAGGGGCTGAAGACTGAGTGGGGGGCGGCATACGACACCAAGATCAAGCAGGCCAACGCCGCGCTGTCCGAGACCCTGGGGGATTTGGCCCCTGACTTCAAGAAGTTCCTGAATGAGTCCGGGCTCGGGGATCACCCGACCTTGATCAAGGCTTTCGCCAAGATGGGCGAGAACCTGAAGGAGGACGACCTGAAGGGGGATGGCGACGGCAGGCTCGGGGCGATGACCCCGGCTGAGGCCCAGTCCAAGATCAACGAGATCATGTCGAACCCGAAGCACCCCTACAACGACAAGTACGCCGCCCGAAACCTCCGGGAGGCCGCCGTCGAGGAGATGCGGCAGCTTTTCGCCATGAAAGGCGCGGGTTCCCGGTCGGCTTGAGGCTTGACGCAGGGACGGGGCTCCCTCAGAATCTACCCAACGCTCGGGACAATCGCGGTTCTCGCGACCCCGCAGCCGGTTGGGTGAGAGGAGAAGCGGAACCCCGTCCCTCGCGAGTCACCCAAAGCGTTGAAGAGACGCCCTGATCACGGCCCAGGTATGGCCGAGGTCGAATCCGGATTCTCCGGACAATTCACCGCAAAACCTAAAACCTTTTGCCTGAATCGTTCGGGGGATTTTACATGTCGACTCTGATTGATGTCGCGCGGGTACAGCAGTTTAGCGCGAACGTTTTCCACCTCTCTCAGCAGGAAGGCTCTGTTCTTCGGAACATGGGCATCCGGCTCGAAACCCAGAAGTCCAAGGCCTCTTTCTACGACCGCATCGGCGCAGTCTCCGCGCAGCGGAAGACCAGCCGGCACTCGGACACTCCGCAGATCGATACGCCACACAGCAGGCGCATGGTCACGATGGAGGACTACGAGTGGGCTGACCTGATCGACAATCAGGACAAGCTCCGCATGATCCACGACCCGCAGAGCGACTACGCCAAGGCGGCGTCGATGGCTCTCGGTCGCTCGATCGACGACGTCCTGATCGCGGCTGCCATCGGCAACGCGTACGGCGGCGAGTCCGGCGGGACCTCTGTGGCCCTCGGCACCGGCCAGCGCCTCCAGGCTGTCTCGGGCGCTGCGGCCTCGAACCTCAACGTTCAGGCCCTCCGCAAGGCGAGCTACATCCTGAACGCCGGCAAGGTCAGCAAGAACCGCAAGCGGTTCTGCGCGATCAACGCCTCAGCGCTTGAGGCCCTGCTCCAGGCGACTGAAGTCACGAGCTCCGACTACAACTCGATCAAGGCCCTCGTTCAGGGCGACATCGACACCTTCATGGGCTTCAAGTTCATCCTGACCGAGCAGCTCATCCGTCCGTCGGTGGCCTTCACGTTCAATACCTCGACCGGCCTTTACAGCGGTGGTGGTACTTCTTCGACCCTGACTTCGAGCTACTCGGTCCTCTGCTGGGCCGAGGACGCTCTCCTGCTCTCGATGGGCGAGGAGCCGGTGGTTCGGATCAGCGAGCGGGCCGACAAGTCCTACGCCACCCAGGTCTACGCGAGCATGTCGCTCGGCGCGACCCGGATGGAAGAGGCCGGCGTGGTTGAAGTCCTCTGCGCCCAGTAATCGGTAAAGGAAAAGGAGATTAGACCATGGCCGTCGTAACTACTAAATCTGCCGCGATCACCAACCGGGACGCGGTTCCTTCCACCAAGAACAGCGCTGCTGTCGAGGGTGGGGTCCTTCGGGAAGCTCTCGGCATCGTCGAACTCGCCAACGGCGACTCGGTCGCGTCGAAGCTCATCATGTGCCAGGTGCCGTCGAACGCCCGCATCTCTCAGGTTCTCCTGAGCTGCGACGCGATCGCCACGTCTGGCGCCGCCGACTGCGGCGTGTACTACAACACGACCGATGGTGGCGCGGTGATCGATGCCGACCACTTCGCCTCGGCCGTCGTCCTGACTTCGGCTCTCGTCCACAGCGACATCAGCCACGAGGCGGATGCGGCTGACGCTGGCGCGGGCTTCGGTCTTGCCGACGCGGCGAAGCCCCTCTGGGAGTCGCTGGGTCTCGCGAGCGACCCGGGCAAGATGCTGGATGTCGCCCTGACCTTGACCACGGCTGCCGGCGGCGCTGGCACCGTGGGCCTCAAGGTCCGCTACGTCGTCAACTGATCTCCAGGGGGAGATGACCGGGGGGTTGGGTCGAAGTTTGGCCTAGCCCCCTTTTTACAAGAGGGGGACTATGGCGATCTCGGACGTAGGCATCTGCAACTCGGCCCTCTACAAGTTGGGGGCTGACCGAATCACAGCCCTCACCGACGACACCAAGGAAGGTCGCCTCTGTAACGAGCAGTACAGCAAGCTCAGGGACGAAGTCCTTCGAGCACACCCCTGGAACTTCGCCATCAAGCGCGTGGAACTCGCCCAGATCAGCGAGACACCCGTCTTCGAATGGGCCTACGTGTACCAGCTGCCGAACGACTGCCTTCGGGTTCTCCAGGCCGAGACCAAGGACGTCATCTACGCCGTCGAGGGCCGGAAGGTCTACTCGGACGAGTCCACGATGTACATCAAGTACATCGGGCAGATCACGGACACAGCGACATTCGACCCGCAGTTCGCCGAAGCCCTGGCGTGTCGCTTGGCCGCTGACATCGCCTACGCCATCACTCAGAGCGCGACGGTCGCGCAGACCATGTGGGAGGCCTACAACTCTGCCCTCCGGGTCGCGCGGTCCTGCGACGCCCAGGAAGGCACTCCCGAGGAGCTTCAGAACACGGACTGGCTGGTCGCGAGGTACTGAGCCATGGCACGGTTCAATAACCTCAAGAACAGCTTCCTCTCGGGCGAGCTGAGCCCCAGGGTAGACGGTCGCACCGACCTGGACCGATACTTCCAGGGCTGCGCCCAGCTGGAGAACTTCATCGTTCACCCCATGGGCGGCGCCTCTCGGAGGCCCGGGACTCGGTACGTCACCTCAACCCCGAGCAACGCCGCGGCCCGCCTGATCCCCTTCTCGTACTCCAAGACCGAGAACTACATCGTCGAGGTCACGGCAGGCGCGGTACGGGTCATCAACGTGACGACCCTCGCGGTCTACTCGTCCGGAGCTGGGATCACGGTCAGCGGGTCCCCCACCCTTTGGACGGGCAGCTCGATCTACGAGATCCAGTACGCGCAGTCAGCCGACGTGCTGTACTTGGTCCACCCCGACTACAAGCCCAAGAAGCTGTCGCGTACGGCGGCGAACACATTCACGCTGACCGACTTTGACTACCACACGGGCTCAACCGAGCTGACGATGGTCAAGAAGTACCCCTTCCGCGACCGCAACGCGACCTCGACCACGATGACCCTGACGGCAGCGGCGACCACGGTGGGGACGACCGGCACGATCACTTGTTCGGATGCGACTTTCGCCTTCACGACGAACATGTTGATCAAGATCACCCACACGACCACGACGGGGATGGTTCGCGTCACCAGCAACGGCACTGGCTCGGCGAACATGATCATCTACAACGCCCCCTCGGCGCTGACGGCGACCGATCTCTGGGAAGAATCGGCTTGGTCCGACCGCCGGGGTTGGCCCAGGACGATCTGCTTCTTCGAAAGCCGCCTCGTCATGGGGGGGAACCTCGCCCAGCCAGACACGTTCTGGGGTTCCTTCGTCAATAACTACGACCATTTCATGGCCCGGAAGTTCGACCAGGACTCGGCGTCGAACGTGTCGGGCCTGAACTACTACGGGGCCAACACGAACAACGACCCCTACGGCTTCACGCTCGCCTCCCAGCAGGTGAACCAGATCCAGTGGCTGTCGCCCGGCAAAACGCTTCTGATCGGTACGCTCGGGGCGGAGCACGTCGCGGCAGGCTCCGACGACGCCCAGGTCCTGGGACCTTCGAACCCCGGTCAGAACGTCGAGACCACCCACGGGTCCAGTTTCGTTCAAGCCAAGCGGGCCGCGTACACCGTCATGTTCGTTCAGCGGGCTGGCCAGCGTGTGCGGGAGCTCGTGTTTGACTTCAACTCGGACGCGTACACCTCGGAGGACCTGTCGCTCTTGGCCGAGCACATGGTCCGCAAACGGAACCCCGAGAACACGACCTTCGTCGGCTTCACCCCGCCCTCGATCCGCCAGATGGAGTACCAGGAATCCCCCTCCGGCATCCTGTGGTGCGTGGGGACGGATGGTGCCCTGTATGGCTGCACCCGGGACAAGCTCCTCCAGGTGACGGCGTGGCACTTCCACAAGATCGGGGGGTACTCAGACGCAGGCCAGACCATCCCTCCGATTGTCCGGTCGATCGCGGTCGTGCCCTCGGCGCGCGGGACCCATGACGACGTCTGGATGTGCGTCACCCGCTACATCAACGGGGGCACCAAGAACTACATCGAGTACATGGGCAAAGAGTTCGACCTCGAAGACCTCGACAACGATTCGACGGACTACGAGGACAAGCCCCTGTACGTCGACTCGGCCCACTTCTACTCGAACGCGGTAGCCTTCTCGACGGTCTCTGGCCTGTCGCACCTGGAAGGCCAGGTCGTGGACGTCCTGGCCGACGGGAAAGTCCACCCCCAGGAGACCGTCACGGGTGGGGCGATCACCCTCGATTACACCGCCAACCAAGTCGTGGTCGGCCTGCCCTACACGCCCAAGCTCAAGACGATGCGGATCGAGGCGGGCGCCGTGACCGGCACTGCCCAGGGGCAGATCAAGCGGATCGACGGAGTGACCATCCGGTTCTATCGGACGGTGAACGCCAAGGTCGGCCCGTCCGAGTCCAAGCTGGACCGGATCGTCTTCCGGCCGGCGTCCCTAGCCCAGGACCAGCCAACGCCGCTCTTCACCGGGGACAAGAAGATCAACTTCCCCTCGGGGTACGAGAACGATGGCCAGATCATGGTCGTCCAGGACCAGCCCCTGCCAATCGGGGTCGCGGCGATTGTCGCAAGAGGGATCACCAGTGAGTGACCTCAAGGTCATCCCCTTCAAGCCCGAGCACATGGACGGCTTCACGCCCAAGAGCGTGTTCAACGATGGCCGGGACATGAAAGCCGATGCCATCGCGTACTCCTACGCGCCCGGCGCGCACACGGGGACGATTTTCTTGGAAGGCAAGCCAGTCGGGATCGTGGGCTTGGCCCAGCCCTGGCCGGGGGTTGCTGAAGTTTGGACCATCCTCAGTGACAAAATTCGTCAGTCCCCAGTGGGAGTCACGAAGCTCATGAGGCGGCTCCTGGATGGCTACATGACGGAACTTGGGATCTGGCGGGCGCAAATGACGGTCATCGACGGGCACGACGAGGGGATGCGCTGGGCGAAGCTGCTGGGCTTCGAGTGCGAGGGCAAGCTCCGGAAGTTCGGGCCTGATGCCAAAGATCATTGGATGTTCGGGAGGGTCAAATAATGTCAGCCGCAGCCAACGTCGCGGCCATCGGCGGGTCGATGCTCTCGGGCATCGCCCAATGGGAATCGGCTGCCGCACAGGCAGACATGATGAATCAAGAGGCCTTTCTCCAGGAGGGGCAGGCCCACGAGGTGGGGATCGCCGCCGAGCGGGAGATCCGGCTCACCCAGAAGAGGGAAGAAGCGATCAAGGCCGACGCCATCGGGGCTTACGCCAAATCAGGGATGGAGCTGACGGGGTCCCCCCTCTTGATGCTGGAGCAGATCGCGAGCGACTCGTTCGAGGAGCAGCGGGCGATCCGTCACGCGGCCCAATTCCGCCAGAGCCAGCTCCTGCAAGCGGCCCGCGCCAAGCACGCCTATGCGGACGACACCATGGAGGCCGGGATTCTCAACGCCTACGGGACCATTCTCGGGGGGACTGGCGGGACGATTTCGAGGCAGCAGGGTCTGGGGTCGAGCGGCAATCAAGGGTTTAGGTGGAGCTGATGCCTCGCATACCAAAGTTCGAAGAACGCTCCGGAATCATCCCCAGCGACCCGATCGGCGTCGACCTGACTCCGACGAACATGGGCAAGACCCAGGCGGCTTTCGCGAGAATCGGCGACCAGATCACCCAGACCGCCTGGGACATCATGGACAAGCGGAACGCCGCCGACACCGCCCAGGACGTCACCTCGCGGCTGTCTGAGGACCAGATCGAGTTCAAGAAGTTCGAGATGCAGCTCCAGACCGATTACCAGCGGGGCGATGGGAGCTGGAAGGGCTACGCCGACCAAGTGAAGGCTTGGGCCGACGAGCGTCTGAAGAAGAACCAGAAGGAAGCGATCAGCACCGACGCCCAGATCGAGTACACGCGCCGGGCGAGTGGTTGGTTCACCGACCGAGCCGAGCAGGCCTTCTCGAAAGAACGCGAGCAGCGGGCGATCTACAACTTCAATTCGTTCGATCAGGAGGCCCTGAAGCACGGGAACCTTCAGATCATCGCGCCCGACCTGAAGCAGGCCCAAGACTCCTTGGCTGTCCTCGAACAGAAGATCAATGATCCCGTCACCTTCGGGCAGGAGCACCAGATCAAAGGGCGCGAGATCGCCAAAGATCGTGTCCGGTCGGGGTTCTTCGCGGGCTTGCTCCAGAAGGAAGACACAAAGGCAGCCGAGTACGGCCTCTCGCTCCTGACGAAGAAGCGCAAGGATGGGGAGTTCGACATCGCGAACGGAATGACTCCCGAGGAGCGGTCGAACTGGATTGACCGTTTCCAGAGGCAGCGCGACCAGAAGCTGACCCTGGAGATGGACGACCTTCGCCGCCGGGTCTCGAACAACGAAGCTGCCGCCCTTCAGGGGAAGGCCAAACTCGACCCCGAGATCCCTGGGATGCTCCAGAAGATGGTCCAGGCCAAGCGCATGTCGGCGTCCGACGCAGCTCACGCGCTCGGGGCCATCCGTTCGGCCGAAGTTGTCGGGGGTATCGTCGCTGAGGCGGCAAGCCTTCCGACGGACGAGGCCTTCAAGAAGCTGGAAGCCATCGCGGGTGCCCAGGAGCAGGTCAGGAAGGAACTTCAGGCCCGGTTCCCCGGGCTCAAATCCGTCAACGAGACCTACTTC